TCAAGACCAGCAACGTTTCCGCGCAATGATGTTGGGTTGATTTGACCGCCCGCGTTCATTGGTTGTGCTGCGTTGTAGATTGGTCGTCCGTTGTCGTTTAGTGCCATTGCGTTTGCCCACTGGTCACTGCCCATGATGATGTTGCGTGCGAAATCCTGTGTGTTTGAATAAACACTTGCAGCACCGCGTGAAACAAATGAAAGCAATTGTGTTGCAGTTGGAACTGCAGCCAATGTTGTTCCGTCAATTGTTGCGTTTGCAACTAGGACTGCGTTAACTGAAGCGTTTTGCGCCTTAGCCATTGCCGCAACCATGTTACGAAGTAACTCGTCAAAGAACAACGGCGAACTTCTTTCCAATAACTCAACGGAAAACTTCTGTTGTCCCGCGAACTTCTGAACGCTTACTGAAAGAAATGCGCTCTCCTGATCAGTGTTTGAAAACGCTGATGTTTCAGCCGTGACGGCAACTGTTGGCATTGCAGTGATTTTTGGAATTTCAAAAGTCATTCCAGCGTCAGGCAATGTGCCACGGCTGATTGCGTCAATGCTTGGACGAATTGTGTTTCCAAGACCGTTGATGATTTCAGTAAGTTGACGTGTTGGAACAAGTCCAGCGTTGTCAGTTGTTGTTGCGCCATTGTTGGCAGCGTGGACGTAATCGCGAGCGTCTAGGTCACCCATTGACGCGCGAATTGTGTTTTCAAGATACTTTGCAGCAGTTACTTCAATGCGTGGCTTTGTTGTAAAGCCGCCCACCTTTGGACGTGCTGACGCAGTAATGGATTCAGCGGCTTCGACCGTTTCAACGGCTTCCGCTTGTGTAACGGTGTTTTCCACTTCTTCTCCTTCTGTTGTTTTTGTTTCTTCAGGTTCGATCGTCGAATCTGAAATCTGTTCTTCTTCACTGGTTGTTGCAGCGACTGTTTCAACACGGGCTGAACGAATTGCTGGTTCTGAAGTCAATGCCACGGCGGTCAACTCACCTTTTAAAATGCGCACTGTTCCGTCTTTGAGTGTTTCGTATTCGTCAAATGCAACTTCAACACTGAATCCGTCACGCAAACCTTCGGCGGCTTCCACCAATGCGTCATTTCCCGCAGTTGTTGCAGCAATTTTGAAAGTTGCGGTCATGTTTGTGTCGCTGCTTTCAATGCTCAATGTTTTGCCAATTCTGCGTGAACGATCGTGTTCCAAGTTGAGCAAAACGGCTTTTGGTTCAATAGAACCTTTCGCAAATTGAACCTTGCCAATTGAAGCGTTCCCAGTTTCTTCAAACGTCACAATTGTTCCGCTGATTGTGCGACTTTCAGAATCGGCGGCGGTTATTTGAAACGGCGTGATTACTTTCATAGCAGCATGTCTTCTTCCTCGCGTATTTCTTCGACCGACATTGCGCCGATACGATTCAAAATTTCATAAACTTGTGCGCGCTCATAAGGGTTGCCGCGTAGGAAATCGTCTAAGTCAAACGACACGCGATTTCCGGCGGGGGTGAAATCCGCAAAAGATAAACGTTGTTCAATAATTGACATGTAATTTCTAAACGCAAAATCCACCAGGTCGCGTCGTTTGTCCAACGCATTTGAATAAGTGAATGAAGACTGTTGTGAATCTGTGAAATAAGCGGGCAAACCTGCGGCGCGCGATAATTCTAGGGCAAGATAGTTGCGGGCTTCGTTAAGTTGTAAATTCTTTGGGTCATAACCAATTGTTGAAAGATCAACGTCAGCGTTTAAATAAATGACGGATTTCTTCGCGCGGTTGCGGATTGCACCCAATAACTTTGAAACACGATCTGCTGGCAATGATGTTCCATTTGATTTTAAAACCATTTGGGGAATTGGGTCAGCTGCAAAATCTAACGCCGCACGTTCTAGCGCAGCGGCTGCGCGGATAGTGCGACCTGCTCTATTGAGCAAACCTTCCTGCGCGCCAGCGAAGACGACTAAATTTGAAGGATCAACGTAAGAACCGTCAATTGAATAAGAAACAATTTCTGTTCCAATGCCATTTGTTTGAATTGTTACGCGTTCAGGTGCAACACGTTCCATTGCACGAATTTTTCCCGTGTCTGCATAGCGTTCCATAACGTATGCGTATGCACTAGGAAAGAAAAATAAATCTGAAATAATCCATGACCAAAATGTTGTTCCCGGAATTCTTGGGTCAGGTTGGTTGATAACGCGTGGCTGCGTTACCTTTTCGCCAGTTGCTTCGTTGCGTGTGTGCATAGGTAATGACGCGACGGTTTGAATGATTCCAAGTGCGCGCGCAATTGTTGGAACTGACATTGCTTCGGAACGAATTGCGCTGGTTATACCCGAAAAGAAAAGTTGTCCCTGTTCAGGGTAGTAAGGCGCAATAGCAGCTGCATCAACCGAAGCGGCAGTGACGGCTGCCTTCGGCTTCGTCGCGAATAAATCAAATAGACCCATGCGCAAATTGTGTCAGGCTTATACGATCAACCAACCATGATGTCAAGATCATTGTCTGGGCGTGTCGCGAAGTGTGTTGCAAGGGCAACTGCCACTGCACCGCACACAACCGACTGCGAAGCCCTTCGCCCAATAACCCAGCCGCCGTCGCCACGACGCAATTGCACCGCAGCCAAAACTTCTTCCGACAATTGGCTTTGACCCCTATGTTTCAAACGTCCACTGTTGATTGCTGAAAGCATTTCGTCGCACGCTTGTGGGTAAGCCCCGTCCATGTCGAAAATTGCAATTCCTGCTGGTGCAAGGCGGGCTGCAACCGCGCCACTGGTTTTGCGTGAATAAAGAACGTATTCGGTTGGGTACTTGCGTGCATAGTCTGCCAATTCGTTGGCAATTGCCTTATCGTCCAACTGCAATTCATTTGTCCACGTGTGAAGCAACTTGACCACAAATTTTTCTTCGCCAAGTTTTTGCGCCCCAACCAAACTGGCATGTCTGCGATCAGGGGACAAGTCAATGGCAAGCCATGTCAATTTGTCCACGTCCAAGTCAACGGACTTGTCCAAGCAATTACCCCATGAAGCCGAATCCACCGCGCTATTTATCGCAACGACCCAACGGCACAACACTTCAGTCATTACGACGTCAGGCGGGTCATTCAAAACGGATTTAATGTTGTCGGCATGAATCAGCGTGCCCATTGACGGGTTGGCGTGCCGTGCATTTTCCACGCTGATTTCGTCAGTCGGTGCAGACCATTCAAAATAACCAATCTCATCTTCGACGCCACCAATACTGGCAAGGGCGCGATCGCGGAATTGGTTTAACACAACCGAACTGGAATCACCAGCATTTGTGTACGCCATGACCATTGGGTTCGCCGCAGCCATGAGCGTATAACGAAGGGACGCAAAACTTTCAATGTCAGTCATTTCGCGCAATTCGTCCAAGTGAATTGTCGAAGGTCGGGAAACACCGCGAGCAGCCGAACCACCAGCGCGCACAATAAACCTGTTTCCAGTAATCGTTTCAATTTCTTCGCCGCCATGTTGCCAGCGAATTTTCTTGACCTGTTTTGCCATTGATTCGTTGGCTTCAATAATTTGAACCATTGCGCGAAATTGTTCCAGCGACGTGGACAAGCGGTGCGCCGAACCAATTTGCAACTTTTCGTCCCACAAGAACAATCCGCCAAGAATTCGAATCAGCTGCAAAAATGATTTTCCATTTTGGCGCGCAACAACAATACAGTTCACGGGTGACGCCCAACGCCCGTCAGGTTTGACCTTGTGTGAATTTATGAGCGCAAATTTCTGCCATTCCATAAGTTCAATCTTTAAACTGGTCGCCAAATCAACCAATTCGTGACCGCGTGACGGTAAATCGTTCAATGGCGTGTGGATTCGGGGGGTTTGCACCCCAAACAGGGCGTTTTCACGATCTGCGTCCCTACCCAAAACCGTTTCAAGCCCTTTTAAGGCTTCTTGGGTCGTTTGGTGACCTGTTATGACCTTCTCAGTCATTTTCGTGGCTTCTTGAACCGTTTTTGGGGGAATTTAAAACAG